GAATGCAACGTGAGTCTACAGATAATATACAGGCAGATGAAAAAGTTTGGTCTAAAAAAATAAAAGATATGGTAAACCATCCACCGCATTACACAAGTGATAAATCCGGCGTAGAGTGTATAGAAATCACTCGTCATAGAAATTTTAATGTTGGGAACGCTATCAAGTATCTTTGGAGAGCAGGGATAAAGGATGATGCCAATCAAATTGAAGATCTAAAAAAGGCTATTTTTTACATCAATGATGAAATAAATAGATTAGAAAGTCTATAAATAAGTAAAGTGCTGTTGCCGCCTACAAGATGTGATACAATAAATTATGAAAGTTTGCTCAAAGTGTAAAGAAGAAAAAATAATAAACTTGTTTTCTAAAAATAAAAATTATCGTGATGGCTTAGAGTCTCAATGCAAAGAGTGTACTAAAAAAAGATTGCACAAGTGGAGAGAAAATAATCATGAATATGACTTGCAAAGAAAGATTGAATGGAGAGATAAGAATATTGAATATGACAAAAAAAGAAAAGCAAAGTGGAGTTCAGAAAATTTAAATAAAAGAAGAATGTCTTTTCATAAAAGAAATATAAAATTAAAGGAAAATTTGTTCTGTATTTCTGAAAAAGAAATAAAGAAAATACTTAATTCTGCATGTTTTTACTGTTCATCATACGATAATATTCAAATTGATCATGTTGTACCCGTGTCTAAAGGTGGCAGACATAGCGTGGGAAACATAGTCGCTGCATGTAGATCTTGTAACGCATCTAAGTGTGACAAGTATCTCATTGAATGGAAAAAAAGAAAGAAATAGTTGTGTTAGCACAGATAACTGTGCTAAGATTAAAAGGTTGCCGCCGCGTAGGAGGAATCAAATGACGAAAACAAGACTGGTAGGAGGAATTATGGTTAGCATAATGGCAATAACTTTGGTTACGGCTTCTGCTAACGCTGCTTCAACCGAACAGGTGTATGCTAAGTCAAATGCACCTATTGCGACGGAGGCTTTTATGAATAAGCCTGTCGTGAAGATGGCTGTTCAAAAGCCAAAGAATACCTGTAAAAACTGGCTTGCTAGAGAACTAAAAAAGGCAGGATTTAAAGGAAGAGGATTGAAGATTGCTTGGTCTATTGCTATGAGAGAAAGTGGAGGAAGAGCAGATGCTATCTCTTCTACTGGAGATTATGGAGTTTTTCAATTCAATCGCGCATCGTGGGGAAAGCAACCTTGGTGGGATACATCAAAGATGCTCACACGCAACTACAATATCATGATTGCTTATAGCATTTCGCAACATGGTAGAACCTTTTATCCTTGGGATATTGATGGTCGTGGAAATCACAAGGGCGCATATACATCTGCGTCTGTTTATAATAAATACAAGTCGTGGTACAACAAGTATCCGACAACCTGTAAGTAGTAGATGGCGGGATAAGGAAACCAATTCAACTAGGTGGCAACAACCTTATCCCGCCACTGCTATACTAGTGGCATTATGATAGATATTATTGAACACATGGAGGAAGTAAATAAAGTAGCCTCCGAATATATAAAAGGATTTAATGAGACTGAGATCTCTAAAGAACTTGACATACCACGAGCCAGAGTATCTTCTCTTCTTAGAGAGTGGAAAACAATGGCTTCTAACTCAGAAGCAGTTAGATCAAGAGCAAGAGAAGCCCTTGCTGGAGCAGATCAACATTACAGTAAGTTGATTAAACAATCATATGAGGTTATTGAAGATGCAAACACTCAAGGTAGTCTTTCAGCAAAAACTGCGGCCATAAAACTTATTTTAGATATTGAATCTAAAAGAATAGATATGCTTCAAAAAGCAGGGCTGTTAGAAAATAAAGAATTATCAGATCAGTTATTGGAAACAGAAAGAAAGCAAGAACTACTAATGAAAATATTAGTAGAGGTATCTGGTAAGTGTCCAACATGCAAACTAAAGGTTCTTGATCGCCTATCAGAAGTATCTGGTCCCAATGGAGATGCTGTGGTAATCCATGAATCTTGATCTGTCAGAATTTCTTAATGCCCTTGATGAGTCTCCATTTGAAGAGACTCCAGTAGACCTTGACACATTCCTTCACAATCCTCAATATTTAGATCAGCCAGAACTATCACAGATCCAAAGAGATCTTGTAGAGGCTATGAGTCAAATATACAAAGAGGAAGACCTTATTAGATTTATGGGGTACGAAGAAGGTAAGGCACACTTTAAAAAATATACTAAGGCAGAGGTTCTTCTTCAATTAGGCAAGGGATCTGGTAAAGATCATACGTCTACTATTGGCTGTGCATACCTTGTATATAAACTTCTATGTTTAAAAGATCCTGCAAGATACTTTGGTAAACCACCTGGTGATGCTATTGATATTATCAATGTCGCGGTAAACGCTCAACAGGCAAAAAATGTATTCTTTAAAGGATTTAAGAATAAGATTGCTCGCTCCCCTTGGTTTGCAGGCAAGTATGATGCAAAGGCCGATAGCATTGAGTTTGACAGAGCAATAACCGTATACTCTGGTCACTCTGAAAGAGAGGGCCATGAAGGACTTAACTTGATCCTAGCAATCCTTGATGAGATTTCTGGTTTTGCTCAAGACTCTGCATCAGGAAATGAAAATGCAAAGACAGGCGATGCCATCTATAAAGCATTCCGTGCATCTGTAGACTCAAGATTTCCAGACTTTGGTAAAGTGATACTTCTATCATTTCCTCGTTATCCAGGAGATTTTATTTCTAAAAGGTATGATGAAGTTGTTGCTGAAAAAGATGTTGAACACAAGTCTTATACATTTGTTATCAATGAAGATCTTCCACATGACTCATCAGACAATCAGTTTACTATTGAGTGGACAGAGGATCATATAATATCCTACAAGTATCCCGGCATCTACGCCATCAAGCGTACAACATGGGATGCAAACCCAACAAGAAGGATTGAAGACTTTAAGATAGCCTTCATGACTGACAACGCAGATGCAATGCAACGCTTTGCATGTATGCCATCATTCTCATCGGATGCGTTTTTTAAAGATAAGAGTGTTCTTGAAAGAGCCATGTCTCTTCATAACCCCATAGATCAATTCAAGCGGGTAGAGCCAGTGTGGCAGCCCCAAGAAGGTGTTCGATACTACGTTCATGCTGACCTTGCCCAGAAGCACGACAAGTGTGCTGTTGCAATTGCCCATGTGGATAAATGGGTTCAAGTGAGAACATTCAACGACTATACACAGATTCATCCATTCATTATCGTAGATGCAATTGTTTGGTGGGAGCCAAGAAAAGAAGGACCAGTCAATCTATCAGAAGTAAAGGATTGGATTGTTGATCTGCGTAGGCAAGGATTTAGCCTAGGTCTTGTTACGTTTGACAGATGGCAATCATTTGACATTCAACAAGAACTACAGTCTGTAGGAATTAAAACAGACACTCTTTCTGTAGGGAAGAAGCACTATGAAGATCTTGCAATGCTCTATTACGAAAACCGAGTAATAATGCCTCACATAGACATTCTCTTACAGGAAATGAGCGAGTTAAGGATCGTAAGTGACAAGAAGGTCGATCACCCTAGAAAAGGCTCTAAGGATCTCTCAGATGCCGTTACAGGGGCGGTGTACAACGCAATAGCACACACCCCTCGTAATGTTAATCAAGAGATTGAGATTCATGATTGGAAATCAATAAATAAAAAGCATATTGCAGATGTCAATGAACAAAATGAACGATGGGAACCAAAAGAAATTCCAGACGACGTTGCTGATTTTCTTGACTCATTTAATATGCTGTAGTATAATTTTCATATCAGAAAGGTAACAATGTGGTCACATCATTTTTAATTGCTACGTTAATAATATTTATATTAAACTTATTAATAGTTTTGATTTTTATTTCAAATCAGTACGAAGATGGCGTTGAGATCTTTCAAGTAATAACGTTAGGCATAGTTCTAATAATGATTACTTGGAATATATTTGCATTATCTTATAATTAACTTTAAACGGCAGGTAGCCAAGTGGTAAAGGCGTCCGTCTTATATACGGAAGATGCGTGGGTTCGACCCCCACCCTGCCGACAAATAGTTGTATAATTATATAAAGGAGGATGCAGTGATATATATATTAATAATCACTCCTTGGGTATTGACTGTTATAGCATTGCTTTGTATAATGATACAAAACAATAAGCAATATTTTGAGAATAGTGAGTATGAAGATATGAATTTTGAAGAAGAAACTCCGCACCAATTAATTCGTGC